GTGAAAGACCACGCAGGGCGGCTGACAAAAATCGGAAACCCCCAAATATTTACGTTCATCCTCCCACGTGTCTGGGAGGGTCAAATTTAGTTCCATTTTTTCCTTGATATTTTTTTTTTTTATGTTATCGTTATAACCGATTGCAAGATTTACTATTGTTTAAAAAAAGGCTTTCAGGTATTATTTGCCTGAAAGCCTTTCCTTTTTAGCCGTCTATGCCTAATCCTTCCAAATCTATTAGAGTTTTTGAGATTTCTTTTTTTTGCTCCCGCAAGTGTGGCAATGTCTCACCACAGTCGCAGACACTGCAATGATTTTTACCAATCGCTTTTTTGAGCTCGCACCTGTGAGGTGTGAGCTTTGCAATTTTAACGAGATTGTTATTTTTATCGTTAAATTCCCTAATGATTTTGTAGTCAAACACATCTCCTACAAGGCTTGAGGCCTTGTCGACGATATGGAAAATCCTTTGACCTTTTGAATAGACAGTAAAGGAATACCCCTTGTCACTTTTTTTTAATTCGTCTCTTGTTATTATGTCCAACTTTCTCATCCTTTTTTGAAAGAAAATATCTGCGTAGGTCGCAACCCTATTTTGGTCAAAAAAAAGGCATAATAGATTGTTACATCTGTTATGCCTTTTAAATTAAAGTTCAGTCCAACTTATATGGATGAACTCTGAAACCTTTGTAATAGAGCCGTCAGGGTTGACGGTTTCTATTGCTTTCCTTTCCGAATTAGCAAAATACAAGCGAGGGAGTCTAAAAAAATCGGCACCCTCTTCGTTAAAAGCCTGGCGTTTGCCAAGCTCATAACAAACTTTTCCAAGTAATACTGGGCTTCCGCCCAGTTGTAAAATCGCAAAGCCATGAAGTTTATCACAAATTTCTCTTGCCATTTTATTAAGTAAATCAGAATCCGCTGGGCAATTCTGAAGAAATATTGAAATTTTAGGGAAAACTTCTGTAATAAACAAAACTTTCTCCCCTTGAAAACTTTCAACTTGGCTTGGTGTTGGCTTGTGGGTTGGATGTCCCCACAAGATTGGTTTAATAAAGCTTAATTCTTCTTTTTTATTATCATCGGCTGCCCAGTGGCAACCGTTGCAAGACATTTTGGGGCATTCATCCCCAGTTGCAGAGCACATCATTTCTTTCTCCTTTGCGGTAGGTCGCAGCCCTTTTAATTTTAATCCCAAAATAAAGGCTTTTCGGGCAAATACCGCCCGAAAAGCCTTTATTTTATTCGGCTATAGCTAAATTTTTTAGGTTGCTTAAGATTTTTAGGTTTTTTTCTGTTTGATTAGCAAGCCATTCCTCAAATTCTTTGATTTTTTTTGCGAATTTTTGAGAACTCATTTCAAAATTCCCCGAATCATATTTTTTGAATGCACTGAAAAGAGAAGTTCCGTTGCTTGTGCAAAAATAAAATTTTTCTTCATTAAGGTTATTCTCAATAATTTCGCAAACATCCCAGTATGCAAATTTACCACAATTCCAAAAAAAACACTCTTGTCCGATTTTGCTGCTAATTTCATTCGCCATTTTATTTACTTTTTCTTTCCTGGTCATTTTTTTCCCCTTTAGCGGTAGGTCGCAACCCTTATTAATTTTAGAAGAGATTTAATTTCTCTTTCTTACTTATAGATTATAGCATAAATTTACGAGATGTCAAGTAAAAAATTACGATATAGAGAAAAAAAGATTATCAATAAAGTCGGCTACTTAAACGGAATATTATTTATTTGTTTGGTCTCGATTATTTAACAAGGGGGGGCTTTTTCTTAAGGGAATTGTCTTAACTGATTGATTTTATACGCCTTTTATGCGACTTGCTCGGGTTTTTGCGTGAATGCTTCTGCCCGATTAATTGTAAAGGCTTTAATTAATAATTAAATTAATTGCGGTTTGTTTTTGATAAAATGCTTCAAAAATTCATTATTAAAAGCTCAGTGACCTTTTGAACCTTTCCAGAAACGCTATAAGTAGCTTTAACCTCTTTAATATTAAAATCTTGATAGTATTCTCTAATTTCAGGAGTGTCATTAATTGACATGATAAACTTGCCTTTTAATGTTTTGTAAATATTTTTTAAGGTTATGAAGTCTTCTTTGCTGAAAATATTTTTTCCGTAGCAATTTTCACGATTAAAATAAGAGGGGTCACAATAAAAAAATGTTCCTGCATCGTCATATCTATTCATTAAATCCTTATATCCCTTGTTTTCAATATAAACTCTTGAAAGTCTTAAACAAGCATTTGATAAGTCTTCTTCAAGACTAAGAAGATTTAAAGCGGGCGGTCTCTGGTGTGACGTAGAAAAGTAAGGATTGTCAACTTTGCCACCGTAACCATTTTTAAGCAGATAATAAAACCTTACAGCTCTCTGAATGTCTGTTAAAGCGTCTGGATTTTCTTTTTTTAGAAGGTCAAATTCGTCTCTGGACATCAGCATCCATTTAAAACACCTGATAAATTCCTCAAGATGATTTTTAACAACTCTATAAAGCGTCACAAGGTCTTGATTAATATCGTTAATAATCTCAACTTTCGATTCATCTTTTTTAAAAAGCAACCATGCTGCACCACAAAACACCTCGCAATAGCATTGATGCGAAGGAATTAAGGGAATAATCTTATTTGCAAATAAAGACTTGCCACCAAAGTATTTTAAAAAACTTTTTTTCACATTACTCCTTATTTAACAAAAATATTAAAATGTTGATAACCTTGTCAGTATACTTAAAATAGCGTCTTTTGTTTCGACTGTGACGGTTTATTAAAAGCCTGTATCTCTGCACTATCCCTTTTTGCCAATATCTTCTGTATCGCTCTTCTTGAGAGTCCCGTTTGTCTTACAATTTCATTATTGCTTTTGCCGACAGATTTTAGCTCAAATACTCGACTTCTCATGTCTTCAGTTCTAAAACTGTAGCTTGTCGGCACATCTACAATCTCTCCACCCCATTTATAAATCAGTTTTTCCATTGTCGTCATCCCAACCCTCTCGGCTAAAAAATGCTTTTCAACAACCTTTTGAGGCACATAAATCCGTTGCCCTCCAAACTGGTCAAGAAAACATTTCAAATCTTTATAATCAAGCGTTACTTTGAGTTCTTTTAACGTCACGTTATACCTCTTGCTTATTGCTTAATGTTTAAAAAAATAGGGTTAGAGAACGAAAAGAACAATTAGATTTTTAAGTAGTCAAGTATGGTGTCTCGTATTTCTTGCATTTCTTCATCAGGTATGACAAGGAATGGTCTCGCAGGAACTTTAGCGGATTTTTCGCCTGCCGAATTTGACATCCTACCCCCAAACTGATGCAATTCAGCATAATCTTTATTTGTTCCCACTATTGCCGTGGTTTTATCGGATTTTGATGTAATTGAACCCATAAGACCGCCAGACATTCCTTTTAAAATAAGAGTTTGCCCGCCTTCTTCCCGCACTCTTTTTGACAGGATCCATCGTTGAGGTCTCCCCCCACTGTCAAAATTTTCAAGGACAGTTTCTTTCATAATCATTGCAATGTTTCGCATACAAGGTGAAAGGTCGCTTGTCTTTGAAATTAGCTTGTCAAAAAGAGATGAAAGCTGTTTGTCTTCTATTGTTATGTCAATTGCTGCCATGTTTCTGTTGCCCTTGTTTATTTTATCCTAAAAAATTATCTTTGCCAGGGTTATAATCCCAGCCTGGGTCGATACCCAAAGGGACTTTTTTCGTTAGTCCTGTGGCTGGGTCCGTCCAATCTGTTAAAGGGAATTGATTGCTTAAGCTTTCGCTATTGCTAAGCGTTATTCCTTCTTTATCCAGCTGTCGCTGTGAAAGCGTTCTTATTCTGCATCTACAATTCCAGCCATTTGGCGGGTGATGTGTGTCCCACCAAGGGTCGTCATGCCTTAAGGTTATGCCATTCCAAGCTCTGTGAAGAGGTCTTGTCCTGCCGTCATTTACAGAACTATATTGCCAATAGGGACGTTCATTAGCCACTTCTTTCGCTTGCTTATAATTGCCCGTCGCATAAGCAACTTGAAGATTGTTTCTATAAATCAATTCAAGTCTTGAAGGATTAAATATAGTTTTCTTTATTTCTTGTGTTATTGGGTCAATTACTTCTTGTAATCCCCACCAGCCCTTTCGCCTTAATGTCTCTTCTAATTCCAGCTGGTATCTTTGCAATGACCAGCCCTCCGATAAAGCCATGTCTGTGTATTTTCGAATATCTGTTAGAATATCCATGCTTGCAACTCTTGAAACAGTAAAGGCTTTTGCGTGAGATCCATGCCACATCTCTGCCCAATTAAAAGTTATTTCATAGCCTTTTCCCCTAAAATACTCTATAGCTTCTTCGGGGGGAAGGCTAAAGGCTAAGGTTAAGTCTACTTTTTCAGGCATTGCTTGTTTTCACCGTATCCCTCGACTATCAAAGAAAAGGGTATTAATATAAAAGGATTATTCTCCATTGTTTATCCTGCCCCAAACTTCAGATATGAAAATGGCTCTTGCGAGTAAATCACTTACCTCACTTGAGTTCATTTCTTCATGCATCGAAAATAATTTATCTCTTGCGTCTTCAATACTATTTGATTCTTCTATCATTTTCTGAACAGGGCTTAACAGACTATTAAAAGCATGTTCTGAATGTGTTAGCGAGTGAGATATAAGGTCTTCAATGCATTGCTGGTCAGAAGTAAATTTTTGTTTGAGTTGCTCGGAGAAGGAAGTTTCTGGGCTGGGTGGTGGCTGCACGCCTGCGGGTTGTTCGTCAATAGTTATGTCTTCTTCGTCAAGTCCATAATTCTTTATATAATATTTTTTAGTGAACTTAACCCCTGTTTTTGTCAATATTTCGTCTCTTTCAGCAAGAGACTTATCAACGTCTTCTTTTTTATATAAGCTAAATCTGGGATAAGCAGATGTATTGAAGTTAATCTCACATATCCACCTTATTAGAGTGTTAATGGCGGATTCTACTATTTTTTTGTCTGAATCAACAATGTCTTCTCTAACTTGCATGTGTGACTGAGATGCCGCATAGCTACCGCCTTTTATCTCTGTTGTGAGGTTTTGCCCCAATTGTGCGATAGATATTTCAGATTTACACGATTCTATAAGCGTGTTGAATATGTCTGAAGATGCTGATTTGCTTGATGAATCAAGAAATTCAATAGATGAATCGTCAGGTATTACAGCAACCGCATCCTGCACCATTTCCATCAATCTTTCGAGAAGAGCGTCGTACTCTTCAGGGGGAGCGCCTCTTTTGATTTTCCCTTGTAAAAACGGCATTCCGTACTTTTCGCAAAAAGTTATCCAGAACTTCATTCCGCCTTTTTTGAACGTAACGGGCCAAAAGCATTTTGATAAAACAGCATCGCCATAGGGGTTTGCGTAGGTTGCGTTGTGCGTTGATAAAATAAATTTTCTGGGAGGTAAGGAAATACCTTTTATCATGTCTGATTTTGTTAAAAACTTTAACTCGTTTTCTTCAGAAAAGACAAACCAGCTTTGAGGCTTTCCGATTACAGCAGACGGAACAATAAGCCCACCTTTTTTTGACCACAACACCTCCGATACCTGATAGCCGAATTGGACAGAGTCCAGAATTTCCTTAAGGACATTATCAAAGCTCTCAAGATTTCCAATAATATCTATTATTTTTTTATGCACATTTGTAGAAGTGTCACCCCGAATTATTTCCCAATTTAAGGAAGTTACTCCGGCTTTTCTTGAAGAGATGCAGCCTGACAGATGTCCGTCACTGGCAAGGTCATTATAAACAATTATATCTTTGCCTTGTTTTTTCAGGACAGGGTCGGGATTTGGAAGATAAAATGAGCCAAGCGCATAAAAATCTATTGACTCATGCCGTGTTGCTATCTCTTTCGTAAGCATATCCATTATTTTAATAACCTCTCAACATTTTTGATGATTCTCTTTGTCTTGATGAGCAAATAGTTAAATTCCCACTTGCAGTATTGTTTGCTGCAAGAAGAGCTAAAGACAATGCCCAAAAGCGGTCAGCATGACCTTTAGATTCGCTTCTGTCTGCATCATATCTTACATTGCCCGCAACTGTCACTATTTTTCTTATAGAATGCAGGTCATTTCTAACTTCGTGGTCAATGGGGATTTTGATTGATTTGTCTTCAAGAATTAGCCTTGTCCTTGTAGCCATATCTTCTTTTGCCCCTGCTGTGAAAGTCACTGGCTCGACAGATGAAAAATATAAGCTCGCTTCTTCCGCAAGCATTGTCCCCAGTCCCGTTGCGTCTATACACACCTTTCGGGGGTTAAGCAACTGAATGCGGCTTAATAGCTCTTCTAACTGAGTTCTAAACAGAGTTTTTTCCATTACAAAGATTTCTCTCGTTATATAGTTTTTGCTGCCTAAATCTTCTAATATCCAGATAACAGACAAGTCTTTTTTTCTGCCTATGTCCATGCCGATATAATATTCGCTTTTAATTGCTTTTTTATAAGAATGCTTCCATAAACAATTGTCCATCTCGCATTCTTGTATCATATCGTAAGTAAGAAGGGCTGTGGTTTCGTCAAGGAATTCACATAGATATTCCTGTTGCCAAGCGTCTTCATCATCAAGAGCTCTTTTCAAATCTTCAGGCGCTATTGGAGAGCCGTTTTCGTCTGTTAGAGACAAACCCATTTTTATCGCATCATAAATCGTTATTTTGTGAGCCGAATATCCGTTTTTTTGTGCGTTTACCCATAATTGATAAAATTTATTCTGTTTGCCACTTGGCGTTGATATTATGCGGATTCTATAGCCCCTTGTAACCGTTCCAAAAAGAGCCGTCCAGATTGACCTTGAATCTTTATGAAATGCGAACTCATCGAGAAGTACGTGTGCTGAATGACCTCGTGCGGTGAAAGGGTTTGCTGGCAGTCCCACTATTTTTGAGCCGTTTGGCAGAATTAATTCAAGTTGCTTATAAGTTGTGTCATCTTCTGCTTTGAATTCTGTTTCTATTGCATTTATTGCAAGATTATAAGCTCGAACGTGATTTGCTGCGGCGCTCATTAGCTCTTTTGATTGTCGTTCTCCTGCTGACAAAAACACCCACTTAGTTTTTTTTCTGAAACAGTCTGAAACTGCCTCAAGGGATGTTGAGAACGATTTGCCCGCCTGACGAGACATTAACCCTATTTTGAATCTTGCAGGGTCAAGTATCCAATTTTTTTGATATTCATAAAGCGGGATTGCGGCTTTTTTATTAATGTCTGATAATGCCGTAGATGCTTTCTTCAATTTCTTTTAGAACCTCTTCAGGCACATTTTTAATCTTTTGTATTGCTTTAATTGCGTTTTCAGCTCTATCCCGATAATTTTTCTTGAGTTTTTCTCGTGTAGCGGATGATGCCTGAAGTTTTGCAAAATCAGATATAAGGCGACTTTTATCTGATAAGTCAACGTTCTCTTCAAGAAGCATTTCAAGAATCTGCTGAGTGAATAGCTTTGTAACTGCCTCTTCTAAAATCATTCCATGCCCCTGATTGGAAATAAGGGCGGATGATTTTTGCTCGACGATTTTAATTTTTCTATAAGTATTAAGAAACTCTTTGCCGTACCGTCCAATTGAGGATTTTGAAATATCATAGCCTTTTCCCTTTAGAAACATAGATATTTCTTCATACGTAGAATTTTCAATAAGAAGCTTGTCAACATCATCTCTTACTGAAAGAGGAAGTTCTGTAGTAACCTTAGTGTGCCGTCTTATTTTTGTGTGCGGTCCGCCCATTATTTAGACTCCTTGACTTTTTTTAAATGTCTCTTGGTTTTGATTCTCTTCGCACTATTGGGCAAAAAAGATTGTTTTCTGCAATATGCTCAACTTTTGTGATTTTTTCAACAGAATAGGTTGCAAACTCATGAAAGTTTTTACAGCAAACTTCATAGCTTTTAATCAAGTCAAGATATTGATCGTTTGCTTTTAAAAGCTTATCGAGTCTTTGATTTTGCATCAACGTGACGAGAACAAGGCTTACCCACGGTCCCAAAATCAACAAAACAAGCAAAGACGTAATAGGCATTGCTCCTATTTTGTCAAAAATGTTTGACACTGCATTTATTGCTATAAGATATTCTGATTGCATTTATTACCTCTTTTTGCCCAAAACAAACATTGTTTGCCAATGCGTTGGCAATATCATAATCCCGCTTGACATATATATAACAGGGTCTCCCTGTATCCGCTTAAAATTATCGGCAAGGTCGTGAGGCTTAAATCCGCTCATTTTATCAAGTATCTCAAGCATGATTGTTCCTGATTCTTCCCTTGCCTTTATTCCTACTGTGTCTGCAAAACTTTTAACCGCAAGAGCCACCACCCATTCTTGGCGGATAATATGAGACTGACCGCCTCCTGAATTGTCTCCAATTTTGTCCCCCGCAAAAACCACATAAGCGCAGGGGCAGGGTTTTTGGAAGATTTCAGAAGATTTGTATGCGTCATCCCAAAAGTGAACGCCCTTTAATGCGGTTATCTCTAAAAGCTTTGTCTTTATTGCCTGTTCTGCAAAGAAATAGTTAACTATCATTACATTTTATCCAGCATCGTTTTTGAGAAAATTTTATCAGAAGTTGTTTTGTTTGTTTTATATATGCCTGACACAACAGATTCTATCGTATCTGCAGACAATAACATTAAGCCTTTTGCAATGCTTTCTAACAGCTTTATCTGATTTTTATAAGCATCAGATTGCTGTTTTGGCATTTCTTCAGATGAAGAATATCGTCTTGCAAACAGGTTATATATTGACAAATCAACCGATATTTTGCGGATTAATTTGCAAGATGAATCAATTGGAATGTCGTACTTCCCTATCAAATAGCTGTCAATTAAGCTATCTGCGTCTTCTATC